CAACTGGTTCTGGTGTATCTTATGCAGGTGCTCCAGTTTATAACATGTCTGGTCAAAAAATATCTGACTAATGCCTAGATATAATATTGAAATTACGCCAGGCAACATTCAAGGTGTTGAAGCCAACTCTCCAGAAGATGCTATTAAGATTATAAAATCTAGTTTGGCCGAAACTGTAGCTGCGCCTTATGTAGATCAAATAATGTTTGACTACGATAGTGGTGTTCCAGATAAAGAGTTAAGAAGATTGTTAGCTAGAGCTGAAATACTCCCCAATAGAAAAAACCCCTTTGAAGAATTTGATGCTGTTATGGATGGCTATCAAGCTAATATTTTAAACGGTCATTATGTTAGAAACTCTAAAGGTCAACTTGCAATTACACCAGAGGGAATGGAAGCATTAGGATATGGCGATAGGGTTAAAAGCGTTCAGCTTTCTAATGGTGATGTTCTTCCTCAACATACAATTATTGACGAAAGATCTTTTAATTTAAAAACAGGAGATCTCTCAGACATGACAGGAGCCCTCGGGCCAGTTCTAGGTGCTGTAATTGGTATGGATCCTCGGGTAAGAGGAGTGCTTGGCCTTACGAAAATTTTAGGTGGAAGACCAAGAATGGAAAGGATGTTAGCTGCAGCTTTCGGTAGTATGTTTGGTGAGGGTACTGAAGAATATTTAGACGCCTTAGAAGGATTTAATTTAAAAACAACAACAGAGGAAGCTACAAACTTAGGTAATGAATTTATGTTTGGATTTGCAGGACAAGGCTTGGGTGAGGGTTTTGGTGCTGCGTGGAAATTGCTTTTAGGAAAAAGGGGAACAACCGATCTTAGACAATATAATCAAATAATAAATGGTAGATCTTGGAGCGATATTAGAAAGCTAGATCAAAGTTATGGCAGAGAAGCTACTGAAAAAGAAATACGTAAAGCTGTAAAAGAGGGCAAGGTAAAGATACATGCGTTTAAAGGCGTACCATCTCAAACAGCTTTAACAAGACCTTTGGTTGGTAGAAGTCAGGCTGTAGCAGAACAGGTTTTGGGCAGTAAAAGGGGTAAACCAAGTGCTGAATATCTTTACGCAGAACTTGATTATATGTTAAAAGACATTGGTTTAGAAAGAGCTTCTTTGCAAAGCTATTTAAGCGAAGCAACCAAAGAAGGTCTTGATGCTCAAGTTAGAGGCAAGTTAACAAAATTAACAAAAGCTGAAGATCAAGTTACAAGAGATTTAGAAAAACTATTTAATAACATGAGCGAAGACATACTTGATATAAATCTATATGGTAATGCTCCCGCAAGTCAAGCAGTTGCTGGTCAAATTAGAAACGTGTTACAACAAGCTGACGATTTTATTAGCAAATCTGCTAACGAAAGATATAGAGCAGTTGATGAAGTTTTTAGGACTTTACACCCTAGAATAGATAATTTAATACAAGCAAACATTAAACAGCACAGGATTCCTGAGATAGAAAGAATGATTGCTGACTTTAAAAAAACAACCAATATACCTCTAGGCTCTTCGCTTAAAACTCAAGCCGAAAAAGAAAGTTCGCAAGAAGCTATTAGAGTTATTGAACCTATGATCAAAATGATGAAAAGTAGAGATCGAATAACTTTACAACAAATAAGAAACGATCATTCTCAGTTAAGAAAACTTTTAGAAGAAAAAGGAATTGATACTTACACATCAACTTTAGTAAGAAAAATTATTAAAAAATTAGATAATGGAGGAGCTGGTACAGATCCAAAATACTACGATAGTATTATGACTGATTTCCAAGATCCTAAAAAATTTATGGCTAAGTTAAATCCTGCTACTGGCAGACCTTGGGTAGATGATATTCTCAATAAAGGTGTTCCTGATGTTCCTGATGGCTCTCTTAATCGATCTGCTAGATCTAGTGGTTTAGCAAAAGATAACCCTGACTTTAATAAAGAAGGATTTGATGCAGATGAAATAGTTGCGTCTTCTAATGGAGATATAAAAATGCTTGTTGATGATGCAGGCGAGCCTCATTATGTCAGCATGATGGATGAAGCTTTAAGAACAAAACCAACAAGGCTTGAGTTGCAACGTTTAGATACTGCTGTAAAAGGGCTAAGAGAGGCTAATGAAACTTTTGCAAAAAGAATGGAAGTTTATGATAGCAGTAAAATGAAACAAATAGTTCATAGTGGAAAAGTTCTTAATTCTTGGGACGAGTATCAAATTTATGATAGAGCAATCTTAGGTGGTACTGATAAAGATTTGTCTAACATTTTTAGAGCAGCTAGAGAATATGATGGTTATAAAAATGAAATATTAAAATCTGGAGAAAGAGCATCTGATACAGAAGGAATGTTAAGAAGAAACCTTCAAAGAAGAATGTTTCAAGACGCTTTTGAAGAAGCCACTCAAGACGGCACTCAAGCGTTAGACTTTAGTGCTTTTGCAAGATCTTTTAACAAGTTTAAAAATAAATATCCGAATAAATTAGAAGTATTATTTAATGGTAAAGGTCAAGTTGTTTTAGATACTTTAAATCAAATTAATAAATTACATCCAAGATTAAAACCTATGGATGTTTATAAAGAAATAAACAAGATAAAGTTAAGTGGTAGGGGGTTAGCAGAATCACAACCAGGTTTAAATTTTATTAGAGGTCTTAGAGAACAAGCAGAGGCGTCTGCGGAAACATTAAGATTTGAATCTAATAGAGCAATAGCAGACTTACCTAATGTTAGTTTAGATGAAACTGTTACTAAAATTTTTAGACCAGGAAATGCTTCTAATATTAATTTATTAAAACAAACAGTTAGCCCAGAAGTATTTAAGAGTGTGCAGAATACTGCTATGACCAAGCTTCTTAAAAAATCTGTTGATCAAGGTGGTAATGGAAAAATTACAGATCTATTTAAACCAGCTCAGTTAAAGTCTGTTTTAGACAGTTATGGTGATGACACTCTTAAAGCTATGTTTGGCAAAGATGTTACTCAAGGATTAAGATCATTTCAAAAATCAATGGATGTTATGACATTTGGAGAGGTTGGCAGAGGCGGAGCTGCTGGTACCTTGATCGCTGCGGGTATTGCTGTAAACGCCTTAAATATACAAATGCTACCTGTAGTAGCTGGCCTAGCAATTGTTAGAAATGTTTTAAGCAAACCTGGTTGGGTTAAGCTTATGACTAAAACAGACCAAGGTTCAGTTATGCAAATGATTGACGCTTTTGAAAAGGCTGCAAGACAAGAGGGTATAAGATTAATAGGTGGAACAGTTAGTGAAAGTGGTAATGTTATTTCAGACATTCTAGGAGATACAGTTTCTGAGGCTCAGAACTTTGTAGATACTTCAGATGCAGCACAACAAATTAAAGGTACTGTAGGAGAAGTTATAGAAGCTACTGATGACGCTAGAAACCAATTGCAACAACAATCACAAAATCTTATCACTCAAAGCCCTATAGAATATCCAGAGGTAAAAAATGTTAGAGGTTTAGATCCAGCAAGAATTGATTTTGCTGAAAGATTGGCTGGAGGAAGAAGAATAGTATAATGTCATATAAAGGGTGGTTTTGGGATGATGTTAATAAAAAACTATATCGTTGGCATGATTTAAAATTGTTGATGAAAGAAAGGCAGATAAAGAATGAACAAACAGCAAGCATACGACAAACAAACGAAAAGGTGGTTGGGAGCTAGTCAAAAAAAATGGCTTGACCAACAAAGACTTTACGAACAATCTGATTTATATAAAGTTCCTTTTATCAAAAAAATTGTTCAAGATTTTAATGGTAAAATTTTATTAGATTCAATCAAGCATAATTCGATAGAGTTTTAATAACCTATTTCATTTCTATCCATACCTAACGGTTTGTCTGATAAACAAACCCAATCTTCTAAAGGTATATGTATGTAAGGCTCGTTATCTTCATCATAAGTAGGAGTTTCATTTACATTCATTCTTACATCATAAACAAAATCTTTTTTCCATTCGTGCATGTAGATGCCATCAGTCATTGCATACACAATAATAAAAGGAACTCCTGTTGCTAATGCAAACGAAGATCCTTTCCTAAGTTTGTTTGTAGATAATATTAAAGTGTCATATTTATCGTGTTCAAATGTGCGGCACTTAACCTCACACCAATAACTTTTTTCCTTAGATTCAATCCAATAATCTAGTGAATAAGATGTGGGTAATTTAAAACAAGATACTCCCCACAATCCCTCTAAAAATCCTGCTACTCTCTCTTCTCTCTTTTGATCGTTGTGTGTTTCTAAACTGGGTGTTTTCATAACTACTCCTCAAAATATGCAGGATCTACGGCAACAAACCTTTTAGCTGGTCTACCTTTACCCCCAACTTTAATTTCAATTTCCTGGATTTCTCCAGCGTTTATTAATCGTTCTATTATCTCTTTAACTTCGTATGATTTCATACTTCTAAATAATTCATGCCTGTCAACCTCTCTTTTAGATATTCCCTCTTGCCCTCTTGATCTTATAAAAGATAAAACTTGTTTAATTTTAGATTCTGTTGCACTACTCGCAACCTTATCTCTACATGCTTCTATAAACAATAAATCATAGTATCTAACATAATCTATCGCCCATCTAGTAATATCGCCTGTAATTTTTTTTGCATCTGGTGATGAGGCTAATGTGCATAATAAAGAAAGTCGCATGGCCTTTTCTCTAGATCTAGACAGTAATGGCTCTAAATTATCTTTCTCTAATATGTCTTGTCTTTTAACAACTTCTCTTGCAAAGTCTTGTAATAGTTCTTCCGACTCTTGATCAAAGTCTAAAACTATTTGTTTAAGATCCATTTCTGCATTATCACGCATAACATCATCTGTTTCATTTCTATATCTTCTAATATAGTTAACCCAATTAGTAATGGTTATAGGGGCTCTGGTAAACTTTTTTAGAGCTGCAACACGTCTTGGCTCTTTAGACTCTATCACCATAAATCTATTTAAAAACCCGTCTGCTATTCTTCCGCCATTTAAAGCCTTGTAAAAGTTTTTGGGTACAGATAATCCAACCAAAGTAATTGCTGGCTTATGTGTAACTCTACTCATCATTTGTTCTTTGTATTGTTCTTGCACATTCATTAATGAATAGTTATCAGGCCTTAAAGTACCGTGGCATCGGCCCCAGGCTTCCATTAAAGTTTGTATACCGTCTTCTTTGTTTGTATTGCTTTGATTACTAATGGCCTCTAATCGCTTACCAAACTCATCCATAATAGTAATTTGAGTAGGTCGCATTTTTAAAACAGAATGAACAGCACCACTTGATGTATAACCATCACCGACAACCAAGTTTTGATGTTCAGTAGTATTTAAAACTTGTTCAACAAATGTTTTTATATTTTCTTTACCTTGGCCTGACTTAGCAATACACATAAAAAACAAAGATGAAAAGTTGTTCATATTAGTTCTGTAAATTCTGCCACAAGCAACACTTGCCAAAGACAAAGCTGCAACCAAAGATAATTCGGGTTGGGGTACTTGAGCAATACTTTCGCAATACTCAAACATATCCTTTAATAATCCTGGTGGTTTAAATAGATCTACAGGTCTTTCTATTAAATGTTGTGCTTGAACAAATAGAGGTGCTTGTTCATTTTTTCTATCGTGTGTTTGTTTAACGCTTTGTACCACCATATTAATTTCAGATTGAGGGAGTGGTGGATTGTTCTCCCTATTCCAAGATTGCATAAAAAATCTAATAAATTCTATATTGACATTTTTAGAAATTAAATAGCCTGCAAACCTTGCTGCTTGATCATTCCTACTCCCCTCTTTAACACCCTCCAAAGAAAATGGCGCTGTTGCATTGTTACTTATGTTTTTAGGAACACCTGTAACCTTGAGCCACTCTTCTTCAGTAAAGTCTGGAAGATCTGTAAAATCATGCAGATCCCACTCAACTAATATTTGAGGCCTATAAACTTGGCCATTTGCATGTCTGTTGTATGGGGCTATTATTAAGCCACCCACTCCCCTTATGTCTATCAGTCTTTCTATAGGAGTTTCGTTTGTTCGCCTTGTAGCGAATGTGGTGTAGTTTTGTGGGTTGTTATAATAGTAGTGCATACCTTTACCCGTTATGACCTTAAAAGGCGTTACAGGTAAATTCTTTTCTACCCAGCCCATACTCTCAGGACTGTCTGCATCTACTACTAAAAACTTCCCACAAACTAATGCGACTTGTAGATTATCTCTATCTTTGAACCAACTCTCAACCAAAGACTCTTTAGGCCTTTCGTTTTTGTATTGTTCCCACCCTCCTAAAAAAGATGGTGGTTTTTTATTGGATCTCTGAAGAGGTACTACATTAAATCCCTCATTAAAGTAAGCTAATGCTATATCTAATGAGGAATCATTCTCGCTGATATTGAGTTGAAACATTTATTATGCTTCAACTATATCTTTCATCTCGCCGTAGATAGATTCAAAATCCAAACGACCATCTGTTGCCTTGATTATTTTCTTGGCTTGAGTAATAGATGGTTGTCTATATCCGTATCTCCACGCTTTGATTGACGCCTCCGAAATATCAAATAAATTAGCGGCTTTTTTCATCCCTAAAAATTCAATATATTGTTTTAATGTGTATCTTTTCACTTGTCTATCCTTATATTGTGGTTGTATGTTAATGCCCTCGAGTTTCTTGAGTTCCCTGGATGCAATAGTTTTGACTCTAAAATAGTAATTAGCCAGCCAAATTATTTCCTTGTTAATCAATCTACTCCCTCGAAAAAATAAATTTTACACATTGTAGGTTTTTTATGTATAATATGTCAATATTTAATTTCGAGAGGAGGACTCACAATATGAGCATATTAAATAGAATAGTAAGCCCTGATGATCTAGTAGATAAACAGGGTGCAAAGGTACTTGTATACGGCGCTGCTGGATCAGGTAAAACAACCCTTTGTTCGACAGGACCTGGAAAAATTTTGGTTATAAGTGCCGAGGCTGGTTTACTTTCAATCAAAGACTGCAAGAACGTTGATGCCATCGAGGTTAAAGAGGCATCTGAAGTTATGCAGATCCATGAGGCGTTGAATAAAGGAGAACTCCAATATGATACTGTTTGCTTAGACTCTATATCAGAGATAAGTGAAATATTATTAAGTTGGGAAAAATCTCGTAACAAAGATCCGAGGGCAGCATATGGAAATGTGCAAGAATCTGTTACTAATGTTATGAGAGCGTATCGTGATTTGAAAATGCACGTTGTCTTCGTTTGTAAAATGGAGAAACAAAATGTAGACAGTATCATGCAATACGAACCTAAAATGGTTGGCACTAAACTAGGCCAATCTATCACTTATTTCTTTGATGAAGTATTAGCATTACGTGTTATCGAAGATCAAGATGATGACGGTAAAATAATCAAAAGGAGATGGCTACAAACTGAAATCGGTCAAGGGCATACTGCCAAAGATCGAAGTGGAAAGCTTGAACCTTTTGAAGAACCAAATCTAACTTCTTTAATTACTAAGTTAGGTTTTAATGTAACACCACAAATGCAAAGTACAGGAGGTACTGATAATGAGTGATTTTGAAGGAGTGGATTTTATAACCGATATGCCTGAAAGTTCTGGGTCTTTAGATCCTGCACCAGAGGGAACGCATGACGCCAAAATTATTGATGTGGAGAAATATAAATCTCCTAATAGTGGTAATTGGACTTGTAAAATAGTTTTTCAAATTGATGGGGGCAAGTACAGAGATCATACTGAATGGTATAACCTTTGGCATCCAAACCCTGAAACCAAAAAACTATCTAACGCTTTATTTACGCAATTAAATATGGCCGTTGGTTTTAAGCAATACCCAGAAACCTTTGATAAAATGGTTGGTAAAGAACTTCAGTTGAAGATGTATCAAATTGAAGACTCTTGGACTGACAAAGAGGGTAATGCGAGAACTAGCATGAAGACTAAACTATCAAGAGATGGTTATGTTGCGAATAGCATGGTTCCACCATCAACACAATCTACTGGAGATAAACCTCCTTTCTAAGATAATGGTTGGTAATTTAAAGGGGCGAAAGCCCCTTTTTTATTAACTAAAATTTCTAAATTCTATTTTTGTTTTTTTACGCTTATCTCTAGGATATTCTGTAACTACTCTACCAGATGCAAAACGTGTTTGGATTCTTCCTTTCCGTATGTCAATCATAGTTACTTGCCCGTCTAGTTGTTCTTTATCTAAACGAATTTTTTGTTCTTCTACTTTATCTGAATATTCAGTCATTTTTCTTTTCTCCTGATCCTCCTGGCAATTGTTCAACATCAAACCAGCCACAAGGATAATTAATCATTTGCCTTGACCCCTATATTTTTTACGAGTCTTGCGTTTATTAGTTCCAGCCCCTCTACTAAGTCTTGAGTCGCCAATAGATGTTTTCTTTTTGACTCCTTGTATTTTTTCTTTAATCCAAGTTTTAGGCACTAGCATCCTCCTTTGCTATAGCAACACCTATTTGATAAATTATTTGAGGAACTATTGCGTTTCCGAGTGATTTAAGTCTGTCCACCCTATTGGGTATCCCATCAGCCACTCGACCCACGTTGGGTTCAACTGCCCATTGACTCCCATCATTTTTAAACGATTGGGCAATTGTCCTTGATGTCTCGGTTTCTCTATCAAGTGTTTCATGCTGTTCTGTCCCTTGTAATCCCTCGCTGCTGGGGTCGGTAGCATTTTCCCTGGCGCTTTCTGTACTGCATGCCTCAGAGCGAACTGAAGATTGATTCCTTGTTCTTTTTTCTTTGCTGCTCTCTTCTCCCAAGCTTCTAGAGTTTCGCTTTGATTCGCCAAATGATCTGCTGCTTGAGGAGTTGGCCACATCTTCATTTGTTCTGCTGCTACCTTCTGTCCCAGAGAGTAACCCCTTGTTTTCCCCACGCTTGGTGGAACTGAGTTCATGCTGTCTTTCCAATCCCTCGCATTCGGAGTCGGCCACATCTTTTTCTTTTCCCACTCTATTGATTTGATTGTCGTCATTTCCTTGTCGTACCTTAGATCCTTTAAGTGAGGCTTGATTGTCTCCCAATTCTCGATTGACGGATGACTGAATCCCTTCGTGTCTTTCCTGAACCAATGTTCGATTGTTGTCTTCTTGATGTCTGTCTTCTCTGCTAGTTCCTTGATTGTTGTTTGACTTCTCATATACTTCACAAACTCCTGTTGCTCTGGCAGATGAGGCCTCTCTACCATCTGATGATCTTGATAGAGTTCCATCAACTCTGGGTTCTTGCGGATCTCTTCCATCATAACCTTGTCTGCTAGAGTCTTT